CCTATGGGGTCCCCTCACCTCTATTGAGGTGGCGAATTACTCGCTCTTTCACCCTTACAGTTGTGTTTTAGGTCGTTTGACCACACGGTTGTAGGGATTTATTGGTTGACTTAAAGGTCAGCTTAACAGGAGTACCAAGTATGGCTACGACTTATAATACGCATCAAAATCTTTCAAGCGGGATTATTCCAGCTTGGAATGGTGCGGCTCCCGGATGTTGTTCTTGTGCACCAGGTTCGCCCGATGACAGTGCACCAGAAGTGGTGTATAATGTCGATACGGGCATGGACCGAGTGTATGAACCTCACACGGAGAGTACTTTCAAGGATAACCCAACCAAAAACCGGATGGGTTGGTCCCTTACATGGGGCCAATTCCTGCGTAGTAAGTGGGTCAAAATGACACCGTACCACGTTAAGAAAGTAATTACCGACAACTACCTTGTATCCCACCGTTTATACGGAGGTGCTTGGTGTCGTCGAAATCGTAGGCAAAAGAAATGCCCGCCTTATAATAAATGCGGGTCGTATCCTTGCAACTATCCTTATACTTGGTCTTGTGACGCTGCTGATCTCGCCTGCACTACCAACTCATATGATGAGATTGGTGATTATGAATTCTATTTAGAATCATATGCATTGCCACTTGTTATATTTTCACAGGTGTCAAGCAGCGGGCTTGCTGAAGCAATCGCCGAAACACGAAGTCAGGCTGCTGTCAAATCCTTTAGGGATTATGACGCGTTAACGGAAGTCGCGGAGTTACATAAAGTACTCCCGGGTTTCCGTGACACAGCGCATGACTTTGTCGGTCTTATGGGCAAATTCTTCAAGCATTTCAAGCTCAAAGATTTGCGCTCAGCCAAAAATGTGATGCCCAATCATCTTCTTAAAAACACATTAAGTGTTATGAGGGATATTGGCTCACTTTGGATGAGCTACCGATACTCTATAATGCCAATTCTATATTCCATGAAGGATATCGAAAAGGTAACGCGTGATCAGTTAACATTTAGGGATAGATCCTTTAGCACGATATCAGCGGAAACGCTGAATTACGGCACGCCTCCTCAAGATTACATATCTAAGGAAACGAGTGGATCTATATCCGTCAAGTCAACTGTCACCAGTAAGTATGAGTTAGGTGAGTCCACGTCATGGCAAGCACGTACTAGCGTCAATCCCTTTTCAACCGCTTGGGAGTTAATCCCATATAGTTGGATTGTGGATTGGTTCGTTAACGTCGGTGATTACATACTAGCTAAAACAACTAGTAGTATTGCCGCTGAGATTGCGGCTTGCACCTCTGTTCGTACATCCATTACGGATCTCTACACCTTACATCTCGCCGCACGCACAAGCGTGACCGCTACGATGTCTGGGGTTAACTGTGGTGGGTCGGGCAACTACTGTTGGCCGACGTGTCCTACCGCACCTGTCTACACTAATGATAGTGTAACAGGGACCTTAAGAGTCGTTAAAACTGACTCTTATGACAGGGATCTGTTCTTTCGCGGCAACGCTGTCAAGCTCCGTTGGTCGCCAAATCTAAACTGGCGGCGGATTCTCGACAGTGCTGCTTTAGCACTTCAACAATCAAAGAAATTCAAACTCTAAACAATCAGAGTATTTCTCTAATCAGAAGGATAGGTGATACCTATGGGTACACTCGGTCTATTAAGAACCGAAAATAGTGGCGTTATTTACGCCGATGCGTCTGGACCGGACTTGACTGTCCGCTTTAAGCACAGTACCACAAAGAAAACCCTTAATGGGGTCGTCGTCGACAATCATCTGCTCGAAATCATAGTTAATGATGAGTTGCAGGTGCAGCCGGTGACAGGTACTTACGCTAATGACGCGCTGTCCGTGCGAGTAAGGGTTAGTGGCAGTAATATCGCTGCTTCCCAAACTCAGCTGGGCGTTATTATACATGCCCTTGCCGACCAGATCCAAACGTGGGTTGGTGAGAACGTCCTCATTGGGTTTAATCCCACAACAGCGCCGGTAATTCCGGCCGCTGCTTAGGAGGATGTCATGGATCACACAGGCCCTACCAGGGCTGTTGGAAAAGCTCTTATCGGCTTTACTTTCCAAACTAATGGAAAGAACCGAGCAGAAGAAATCGCTCAAAAGCGTTTCTTCGAAAAGATGGAGCTGCCGAGTACTGACTTATCTGATAAACGTCGCCGTGAGGCTGCGCAAATCTGGAAGTCATCGGACGAAAAGCTAGTCACTAGATACAGCCTAGATAGGCTGTTAACACCCAACTGGGCAAAAGCGAAGCTTTTTATCGCCAAGGTCCTAAAAGATTTTAAACTTGGATCGGTTAGTTTCTCTAATGGTAGCGAGTTTGTTCCTACGCTTGGTTTTAACTCTATTGAGTCAAAACTTTCGCGGTCGGAATGGACTTGCACATTAGATAACTTCGACCTGTGGGTAAAAACCCTTCAGGGGCACCATGGTTTGAGGTTTGCGATGAAGAGACGTTACGCTAAGCTATTAGCAGGGAGGAACATCGATAAGCGAGAGTTTGACCGTAAATTGTACCTTAGATGGAAACATCATAAGGATTTCAAGGAACGGATATTCAGATTCAAAGCTTGGATGGTCACCACAATGGTTAACGGAAATAGATTTACTACTGTCCCTAAAAATAACATCAAGGACAGGTCTATCTGCGTTGAGCCATTGGCTAATATTCTAACCCAGCGCCGTATAGGTAACGGGATCCGTACGTGTTTACAACACGTCGGAGTCGATCTAAATACAACGGCTGAAAAGCACCGTAGTATGATAAGCGCATCGTCAAATGCGACGATTGACCTTAGTAATGCTAGTGATAGTATAGCACTCGCTTTAGTTAAATACCTATTACCCAGAAGCGTTTTCTCATTAATTGAGCAAGCGCGGTCAGAGATGACCCTCGAT